ATCAGCGTTACCACCAGAGTCACCACAAGTTCCTGATGATGCACCCAATGGCACATATATCGGGAATCCTTGTTGAGCACCATTGGTAGAACATCCGAATTGTAATATAGTTCCTGTTGGTGCACCTGATCCATCAGATGAAAGCTCAGGAATATCGCCAGGTATCAAACACTTACCCGCTTGTTCAAATGTACAACCAGACCAACATCCACCGTACCACTCATGTATTTCCTGACTAGGACCTCCAACTAAGAATGTAAAACAGTTAACTGTAACTATTCTTTGTTGTTGTGCTGCGACAAATCTAGAAGCAGCTGCTTGACATAGTGGTTGTTTTGTATTGTTTGCCCATGGCATGATACACAAGGTAGATTTAGATTGATATGAGTTTCTACCAAATAAATTAAATTCACTTGTTGGTGATGCAGTCCTTGACCTCTTTCCATCATGGAAGTGAGCATGTGGTTGGAATGCTGTCGCCAATACCTCTGTTTCTTCTGTGTAGTTACCACTAGATTTTGCAAAACCAGGTTGTCCAGTTATCTCAACTGTTTGTGCTGGTAGGAAAAAATTACCCTGATATTGTATTTCAAATGTTGAACCTATGTTACTACTTACTTCCAAACCTACACCAGCTTTAGTTATCTGTTGTCCTGCGTCATTGTCCAAATATGTGTCTAGGTAATCACCTAAGTTTGATGAGAATGACGTCTTAGTAGACTTCGCACCAAGATCAGGTACTTGAAATTGATTGTCAAGTAAAGTTGTATCTGGTTTTTTATATCTACAATTAGCACCTGTACCTAAAATGGTCGCAAGTTCTGGAAATATTTCTGCCTGATAAACTGCCCCGTCACATCTCAAGTAACCAGCAGGAAGAGTTTGGTATATAATTGGATCCTCTGGATCAGCAGACGTCAACTGGTTAGACCAATTAATTATAGATCCCGTAAGTGTCCCTAGTTTTCCTTTTTCTTTTGAGTATAATACTGCCATATTAATATGCTCTGATAATATACAGTACGACCAAGGATGGTGTGTTTGGATTTACCTGTACACTCAATCCTCTGTCAACGTCTACGGGTTCTATGTTTCCAGTAGTCATATTATTTATGAGTATAGTGCTAGGTAAATTCATCTGACCTTTGGTCATTGATATATCAATAGTGAAATGATTATGAGATCCTAATGAAGATGCAGTGAAAGCATCACCACTATGATTTAATGTAGTAGGATAAGGGTAATCTCTTCCTGCTCCTACTGCACCATAATAATCGCCAGGATCTGTGGTTGGAGGTGTAGCACCGTCACTTCTTCTACTCTCAGGAACTTGATCTGATACATAATAGTTTCTTTGTCCTAAGTATGTGCCAGGTGGTGGGAATGGTGATGTGACTGCTGGTTGTTGTACTGGTTGTATGCATGTGTTGTCATCTTGATAACCATTTGTTGCAAGACCAGTCTGTCCATATGCTGCAACTGTACGAGGACCTGATGTTGGGAATACTGGTATTACATCTGATGCCTGACCAAAGTGTCTGAAATCATTACAGTTAACCAATGATGTAGCACTAGGATCATATGCTGTCCATGTGACTGTGCCAGGATTAAATCTATCTGCTAGTGGTTCTGCATTTGTATGTCCAACGTCACCACCAGTTGTATACTCACTACTTGCAACCTCAAAATAACCTGGTTCAAATAATCCAAGATAACCACCACCTAATTCTACTGATGGATAAAAACTATTCTCTGGTCTGGGGTGTGTATGTGATGCAGTATGCTCTACACCTAATTTTCTAGGTATGGTTCTGATTGTATCAAAGAAAGATGGATCTTCGAGTGAAATACCTTTTATCTTTCCTGATAACTCAGACTCAACAGCTGCTTGGAATTGTACATCAATATATGACAATACATTTGACACTGGTTGATTCTGTGAGTCATAACCATTCAATGATACATACGTTCCTATTACCTGTAGTTCATCAGGAGTAAGTTGGTTACTCTCCAAATCTATCAGTGCTTGTTGATTAAGTGTCGGTAAATTAAACACATCATCATCTGTGTAGTTTGGATATGAGTTAGATATACCAACAAAGGGTGCACCTACCTCAACTACAGGACCGTATAAATTACCCAATACTTGTGCAAGTAAGGGGTAATCTTTTGCTTTCAATTGTGCACCGTTGCAAACTACCCAACCTTTGGGTATTGCATCTGGAGACAGTGCTGACTCACTAGTACTGCCAGTCCATGGCATCAATGTGCCAATAGGACTTGCTTTTGCTGCTTTTATACGGTTGTAACTTGGCATTTATTATACCTCCATTAACCACCAACCTTGTACGCTAGTTGGTATGCCTATTTGATCATTACTATCAACTGATCCAAGATATATGAGTGCAAATCCAGCGTTTGGAGTTTGTACTACAAGTTCACCAGATGGATATGGTGTTAGTCTATCTCCAAACAGTGTACCTGTTGAGTCACCTTGTATCGGTGTGCCACTGGTCTCAGGAGTTCTGATAACCAATGTTGTGTCATACTTCAAGTTTCCACCAACATCAATCATTCTTACAACATCACCTGTTTGTGGTGCAGTTGGTAATGTGACGATCAGTGTTTGTGTTGTTTGAACATTGACCATGTAAACTATGTTTGCAATCAGAGTTAGATCTGCCTCTGGTGATGCTGCTGATAGGTATCTAGTATGTCTCGCACCATTTGCTGTGGTGAAGTTGGTCAATCCGAATGCATCAATCGAACGATCTTGCTTAATACTAAACTCACTACCACCATTTATACCGAGATTTCTGACTGAGAATACATCTGTCTCTGTTGGTGACGCTGATGCAGTACCTGTAACTGTTAGTGAATTCTGTGCAGTTACATTACCTAGGTTATCAACTGAGAATGATGGGTCACATGCAGAAGTTAGGATAACGTTTTCTGGGCATGATGTTGGATATAAGAAGAAGTCACCTCTTGCAATCACACCAGCATCCCAGTTTATTAGACCTGAGTGATCAGCATGTCCGTCATCATTGACAAACTGGAATAGTTTTGTCTGTCTGACACTATCGTAGATAACAAAGTTACCACCCTCTAGTGTTAGATTGTCTGTGACTGTTAGATTACCACTTCTGTATGACTTAGCACCATCACCAAACTGCTCATCCATGACTGTAGTATGGATCTTACCATACAGTCTGCCATTAACAACTGTTAGAATCTCAACGTTGGTTGTTGGATTAGAGAATCTCAACCATTGTTTGTAATCTAGTTTTTGTTGTGAGATATATGCTCTCTCTAGTATTACAGAGAGATAATCAATGTTAACACCACCAACAGATCTTTGTCTTATCTGAGCATCATTAACTCTTGATTGTTTCTGATGCTTGATTACTCTTCTAACAACGTCAGCAGTCTGATGACTCATGTTGACTGTTCCTTCCTGTGCTCTAGTTGCAACGATTGTATTTGTTGCATCTACAACTTCAGTGATCTTCATGAATTCAACCTGACCAGCACCTGTGAATGATGTTAGAGGTCCTACAGCAATTAGATCTCCTATCGCAAACTTACCAGTTCCTTCTCCAAGAGATTGAACTGCAATCTGTAAGATACTTGCACTGTTACCAGTAGCAGTTGATATGATAGTTGTGTTAGGACCATTACCCTGTATGGATTGTGGATCTGCGTAGTAACCATATGTAACTACATCATCAAGATTCAATGGTGTTGCTAGGTTAGCAGTGGTTAGTAAGTTGCTATCACTTGACCATGCATAACCAATATCCAATCTACCAGCGTGAGTTCCGATTGTTGTTGTACCTGAGCATGTGTCAACATCGAATGTTCTATTACCACCACCATCTGTTGATGATAGTCTCTCGTTCCTGCTTACCTTGAATGTAGTTCCTGTTACTGACTGTGCACCAATTATGGTTTCAGTTAGGTAGATAGCACCACCAAATATGAAATCAACAGAGGTGTCTTGTAATATCTTGAGAGGTGATCCATCTGTAACAACAGATAGAACATCACCAACCTTGATATCTGCGATTGTCTTACCAGCTGATGTAACTGATACATTTGTAATTACATTTGTACCAGCGTCTGCATCACCTGTAAACTCTACAGTTCCTAGAGTTCCACATCCACCATCAATATCAAGTGATGAGTTGATGGTTACAACTGAGCCAGGTATGTTTGGATTACCAATCTGTACCTCACCAGTTACGGAGTTAACTACAAATACATCCTCATCTGGATCAGCACAATTGGATACTCTGAACTTCTGTACCTGTTGATCAAGTGATGTAATAACCTTGATATATTCTGGAACTTTTGGTGAATCATCTCTATCAACGAGAATGTAATCATTGTTTGTTAGATTACCACCAAACTCAGAAAGATATACACTGTCAGTTGCACTGGTATCATTGTCAAGTGCTTGCTCTGTCCATGTAGCATCAAACTGTACATTGACTTTGTATATCGGTGTAGTGTCAGAATGATTGTCTAATACACCACCAAATGCACCGAATGGTTGACGCTTAACCTTGATATAGTATGGTGCTTCGCTTATCCTTGTAAGTTCTACGATTTGTAGAATCTCAGGATGACTGGTAGCAGATGAACCTGTACCAACAACTGCACTATCAACTATGATATAATCACCAGTTCCAAAGTATGGATCACCATTTGCTATTACTGGTTGTAATTTAAGTGGTAAGTAGAACTCATCGCCAGTCAATGCACCTAAGATGATAGGTTCAACTGTTCCACCTGTGTTGATTGAGTTCTGATATGATGCACCACCCCATTGTCCTGCACCAGCAGTATCAATTTGGTTATATCCTTCTTCATTAGAGTTCTTAACAAGAACATTTAAGATGTCAACGTTCTTATTGAACAGTGACTGTGATATAATTCCATCTTCATGTGCAACTATATCTGTTCCTAACTGTGCTCTACCACCAGTAAATGCGAATGATGCAACACCACCACATAGATGAACATCACCATTAAACTTAGCAGATGCGATAACTTCTAACTGGTTGTTGATAGTTGTCTTACCACCCTGTCCAGCAATGTTAATCTCAGATGCGTTTGTCGCAAAGTTGATTGTTGAAGGACCACCAGTGTTAGAGAAGAAATCAACCTGTGATGCTAGTGATTTAAGTGATACAATATCACCAATTCCTTTACGGAATCCTAACCACATATCACCATCAACTCTAAAGTTTCTAGTCTTGATCTTGGTGTATGATAAGTCTTCGTTAGTGTTAGCAAACGCACCACCAATTTCTACCTTAGAAATAGTAGTTCCAACACCATCAGGTGTTACACCTAAGAATATGTTACTATGATCGGATGAACGACCAATGTTAATGAACTGATCATCTGTGCTGTCATTGAATAGGTTAGCAGTTGTAACCTGACTACCTATGTTTAATGTGCCAACGAATGTGGTGTCATCAATTAGATTGAATGTTCCTGTTGTCTGTGATGTTCTGATCTCAGCGATTACACCATCACCATTAACTTCAATGTCATGCTCAAATCTAGCATCAGCAGTGAATCTAGATGTTCCTGCTACAACCAGAGCTCTGTCTAGGTTAGCGTTGCTTACATTAATACCAACACGACCACTGTTTGTAGTTGCGACTCTGAATACTGATATGTCATTAGGGAATGCACTATCACCACCAACTAAGAATGCGTTATCAACGTCAGTCTTATCACGATCTGCAAACTGTGTATGTTGTAAGAAGTCACCAGTTGTTCTACCACTGATGAATGCTGTACCAACAACATCTAAGTTAGCACGTGGATCAGTTGTTAAGTTATCAACCCATGAATTTGTGTATGCACTGTGTGGTGCTCTTGCAACTGTGTTAATACCTAACTTGTAATCACCAATAGATTCTGTTTCTGTTCTTATTGCCTCACCACCTATGACGCCAACTTCCTTGAAGTTAGAGTTAGAGAACTCAATGGTAGGTGCTACAGCACCTGATGCAGTTCCCGCAATGATTGTCTCCCATGGTTGTGTTGACTGTGGGATTTGATCAATAACTTGGAAGTGTACATAGTTATTTGTTGGTGAGAATGGATCTCCCTGCTTCGCAGCAAATACTTGCCATGTTAAGTTTAATCTAGGATCAAAGTAGAAGTTCTTGATTCTAATTTGTGAACTAGATGTGATTCCAATCTCAGCATTTGTAAGAGCAACGCCACTATTAAAGTCTCTAAACTCTAATTTAACAACGTTTGATCCATCAAATACAATATTATCAATACTGTTATTAGCAATTTGTGCGAAGTAGTTAGCGAGAATCCAACCAAGAGATCCACTCTTTCCTATCTCCTCACCCTTGAGTAATACATCACCTGTTGTTGCTAATACACCACCGTAAGTTACGAACTGTGAGCTGTTAATTCTAGATCCACCGTTTGCAATCAATGGAGATTGATTAGGTGTGATGTTGGAAGCAACGCCTTGTATGGTGTGTGTCTGGAATAAGTATCCCTGACCATTTCCTCTAGGATTGAATTGGAATATAGCAGACTGTATTCTGTTCTTACTAATTCTAATGTCACCTTCTGTTGGAGGAGAGAATGATGTTCTATCTAATCCTTCATCTTGTTCTAGTTGTGTAACTGGATCTACAGATGATACGTTTGAACGTATGATTAGTGAATCACGTGCCTGTGTTAGATCAGCGTCCTGTACAGCGATAGTGATAGGTGATTCAAATGTATTGACTAATTCACCATCACCACCAACAACTGTAATGTTCTGGTTGAATGTTACAGGAGTGTCAAATGTAGTGACCAATCCTCCTAATGTATCATCCTCATCACCATCATCTACCAGTGCAGCAGAATCTATGAATGTTTCCTCACCTGTAATAGCATTGATTCTTCTGTTACCAATATACAAGTCACCTTGTGAGTTGATACCTGTGTAGAATACAATACCAGCATCCTGTTTCTTGGATTGTGCGTAGAAGTCTTCCTCTGGTGTGAGTACAACTTCTTGTCTTGCTGGTAAACCAGTTGAGTAGTTACCAGGTCCGAAACCGAGGTATTCAAATGTGTGGTTTCCTGCTCTTGCAATAGATGGTCGTCTAAGTTCGACGTAGTATTTCGTATCTGTTATTGATACTGCACCATTACCAGCTATAGGAATCTTTCTCTGCTCAGAACCAGATGTTGCGTTACCATCTTGTGCTTGAATTGTGTATGATCTTTCAATAAACGCTGGTTGCTCTGTCAAGTCTGCAACCATCTCTCTGGTTGTAGAGTTCTTGAAGTCGTTGACGTAAACTAAACCATGTGTATAGTTGTCAGCAGCAGAGTATGCCTTGGGTGGATCAACTAGACCAGCATAGAAGTCTTTCTCCTTCTGTGTTGTACCAGAGTTGTTGAACCAAAGGGGATCGTTTCTGTAGTTTAGAGGATATAGTTTGCTAACTGGTTGTGAGAACTTAAACTTCTTGAAGTTGTTAGTAATTCCTGCTCCAGTTGGGAATGGTGAGATATTACCACGTAGTGCAGTTAGATAGTAGATACCATCTTGCTGACCAGCGATACGTTTTTGTAGTGTCTCATATCCAAAGATATAGAATGTATCCTCAATAACACCAACATCCTCAACACTATCAACAAAGTATTCAACACCCGCATCGTCTTGTATCTTGTCGCCAGGTGTAATGGTGTAAACATTAGCACCGTTTTGCTTGTAGAAAAACTGGGGATTATTTTTTGCAATTTGGGTCTTAAGAGGTAGCGATTTACCCATATCCTGATCCTCTAGCATGTCAGCAAAGACTGTGCCCTGAGTAAATCTGGTATTAGCAAACTCACTGTATTCTAGATCACCACCACGAATATTCTTGATGATAATATAGTGCTCACCATCTATGGTGAAGTAAGCATGGATATTAGCAAGACCTGATGAGTTACCAGCGAAGTTCACTGCGTTAGGAGAACTTGCAAGATTATCTACCTTACTTGTTACAAATATACCACCCTGTGGTGCTGTAATTTTAACAGTAGTAAATGTCTCATTTCTCAAGCCAGGAAAATTCTTAGTGTCCACACCGTGATCAAACAGTGTAAGTTCTAAGTATTCAATACTCTCATCTAATATGTCCTTGACCTTACGTCCAGACTGGATTGTTGCTTGAATACCAGATGAGAACTTAGCAAATGCACGATATTCAATTCCTGCACCTGTTGTATCTCTTCTGTATGGATCATATGTTCCAGATGTATCACCAATAAATTCACTGGCATCAACTGGGTTCTGGAATCTAGCACCATATACTGTACCAACTACTGGTTTCAATATAACTTTCTGTGGTACTAACTTACGTGTGTCGTCAGTTCTTGTCTTAAGAACAAATCCGTTGATAGGATCTCTCGCATTCTCAAGGTAACTAGGAATAACCATACGAATCTTGTATGTTCTCTCGTCCTTGTCACGATTGTCCTCTAGACGCTGATACCACATGTCAGTGGATCTCTGTCTATCTGCGTAGTCTGACTCAGAAATTCTCCAGAAAATATTATTTTTCTTGACATTATCTGGTTGACCTGTAACCTCATCCTTACATGAGATATACCACTTACCATTTGTTGCGGTAGCGTCAGTGAAACCAGGATCAAATCTCATTGGTGAACGACGCTTGTTAGCAAACACATCAAACTTGATACCCGCTTGTCCAGATGCAAATGTAATTGGATTTACATTGTTAATAGCATCAGCGTGTGTCTTATGTAATGTGATAACTTTATTGTTCTGGTAACGAGTGAAGAATTCAATGTTAGGATTGATTCTACCCAATGCAGCATTTTGTGGATCAGTTACTGCAACTTGTGGATCACTAGCATATGTTGTAGAAACTACTGGTAACAGACCACCTTCCACTGCTCTGATGAATGCTTTTTGTGGAGTTGTTCCTGCGTTTGGAACGTCAAATATATGTGAAACATTAGTCTCTATACCAGCGTTAACAGTATTTGTTAACGATGCAGTATAGTTGTGTAGGTCATACTTGTCATCAAGAACAAACTGGTATAGGTCGATCTCAACGTCCTTGTCTATACTATCTGTCTCTGATGCATAGATGTAGATACCAGCAGCTGCGTTCTCTTTAGATGTTGCAAGCATCAATCTAGTTTGATCACTACCATTGAATAGTGTTGTTGCACCATAGTTCTCTGGTTGTGTGACTCTGCCAGGTGCGATTACGAAGTATGTTCTGTTAGGTTCAAATCCATTTGGTAATCTAATGAGACGTTTATCAACATCAACATACTTACCAGTTACCTGATCAAAGCGAGGTCTTGGAACTAATCTTACAGGAGTTCCTGTCTCAAAGTTATGTGGGTTTGAAGGACCTGTACCAGCAACGTCAATTGTGAATAGTGTTGCTCTAGAAGATAATAGTGTAGTATTTACTGTCTGCTCTTGTCTAGTAACAGTTCCAAGACCACTGTTAATAATAGTGGTGATGTTACCTACCAATGTCTCAATAGCATTTGCAGTTCCTGCACACTCTCTACTTGTTGGAGAGGTTGTTGTATCCTGTATAACGTCAGGACCTTCTGATTCAGGACCTACAATTACAGTGTTTGGTAATGTGTCTGCCCAGATACCATTCTCATACTTGAAGTATAGATCAATTGTTGTGCTATTCTGTAATGCATTGACCAACACACCTTCATTCAATCTAGAACCTTTAACACCTAACTCAACCTGTGTGTTGCTTATGATGTTTTTAACGAAAGTTCCTTCTGGAATTGTTGTGTATACTGCAGTAGGATTATCTCCTAATAAGCCAGGTGCATTGTCTCCATCACGATATGATCCAGCAGTGTATTCAACAACACTCATACCAATCAATATACCACGAGTATCATTAACATCTATGATTGCAGAACCAGAGTTAGTTGAACAATTATATGCTAGAACATCAAAGTTCCTCATGGCAGCAGTTGCCATCTGTCCGACATAATCCCATGCGTCTAGTGTCTCTGTCTTCTCTCCATCAATATATTCTAGACTGTTACCAACATAATATGCCTCACCCGCTTGAATACTGTTTAAGTTACCACCAAGTCTAAGGTCATTTACAATAGCATCAACGATGTATGTAACATCACGGAAACACTTGGATGCTTCATTATTGATTGTATAGTCACCTGTATTCAATACTGGTAAACCAGCAAGAGTTCCATCTCCAATTGCATCTAGAAGAATATCATATAAAGTTTCGATAGATGAACGTACGTTAGCACAATCCCACTCACCATTGCTTAGTGGAGGTAGAGCATCTAGATTACCGTCATTAAGTGATACTGTAAGAATATCAATCAATGC